GTCAGAGAACAGCTGGTATTTGTACCCGGACACGTACTGGATGGTCATTTCTTATCTCCAATCAGCAGTGCCCACGTGCGTTGCCCAACAACCCCGTCGTCCAACAGCCCCTGAGAGCGCTGAAAGGCCACCACCGATTTCTTCGTCTTGGGGCCGAACACACTATCCACCTTCCCAACACTGAACCCATGTCGCCCCAGCGCCTCCTGCAGCACAGTGATAACCCATCCAGTCTGGCCCAGCCGGCACAACGGGTAACCAACACTCGGAACGGACTGAGTGATGGCGGAACTGAACGAGGCACCCAACAGCTCCTTCGCCTTCAGCAGATACCCCCTCCGATCCTTCAGCCCATTCAGCCCCCCATTCACCTTCCTTGTAACCCGTTCCAGATCATCCTGGTCAGCAACCTTATTGATTTTCTGTTCCTGCCAGTACGTGCAGGCCACATACAGAGAGATAACCGGGTCCGCAGCCAGCTTGGGATTTGTTTCCAAGGGGAGCTGCATCAGTTTTCCGTACTTCTTGTAGTTGGCCCGGCCCGTCAGTTGAATGAGGCCCCGGCCCTTGTACAGAACTCCGTCACCAGGCGAAGTATTCCCCAGATCAGCGCGTCCTTCATACGCCTGACCGGAGGCAAATTCTTCTGTAGTACGGAGCCCAGCAGACTCATGACAAATCTGGGCCAGGAAATGAGCAATTCGCAACGGAGTATCAATTGCGAACTGCGGGAGGATGGTGTCTATCAGCGGGACAATGGCATTAAGGATGACTTTCTGCCTATCAGCATTGGCTCCACTAAACTTTGGGACTAACTTTGGTAGTATTTCGCCTATCACGTTTCTGTTTCCCCTTTTCCAGCTTTGCCAATCGCTTGTCAATCTGCAACAGCCTGTCTCGCATCTCCCCCAAAAAGGAGTGCGGAACCAGCACGGGGGGAGTTACTTCGCTTCGGCCAGAATCTTCGATAGCCATTCGCGGCCCTGCGCCCCACTCGGGTCAACTTCCACCACGAACGGGTACATTAAGGATTTGCTGGAGGTTTTTTGGAAGTTCTTGACGGAGGTGCCAGCGACGGTGAACCAGTGACGCACGAAAGAGGAACGGCACCGAGCCAGAATTTCCACGTACTTCCGCTTAACCATCTGCGGAACTCCCCGTATCACATGAACCGGGACCGCCCCAACTTCTAGGCCAATCACCATTGGCTCCCCCTCAGTACTCGGCTCATGAATGTGAATCCGCAGCTCCTCATTCATGAACTTCTCAAACTCCATCTTATCCATCGGGGGGTACTCGTCAGGGAGAGCAACCTCCGGAGGTAGCTGGACGATGGGATCGTTGATGGTGGACCCCTGCTGGATAGTACGCTCAACACCAATGGAAACGTTACCAGTATCCAGCCGTCCTTTGTCGATAATTAAGTTTGCCATTTTGTTAACTCCTGAAATGAATAGGGGGCAAGGCTATCAATTAACCTTGCCCCCAAACTACCTTACTCCACCAACTACTTACCGACGACAGACCAAAATAAAGTCGTCGTTGTCAGTCAGCAGCGCCACACTCACATCCACAGTAACAGTCCTACCACTGACGCTCAGCCCAGACGCCTCGTAAGTGCGAGTCCCAGCAGCCACCGATTTCAATCCCTTAGCATTGTTGCCGCCATCCAAACCACTGGCAACCCACTGCTCCATCGTCACCCGGTCAGTCAGGTTAATGAGCATCACATACCCAGGCTCAAAACCCAACCCATCGGACGCATTAATGGTGAAGTCCGCAGCAGTGTAAGTGCCAGACCCAGCAAAGACCACCTCCGACGCAGCCGGACCCAGGTCATTGCTCACAATAGCCAAAGTAACACCAGAAGGAACGCTCATTCAGTTCTCCAATTATCGAACATTCGGGTTGAAGGGGTAAGGAGTGTTGACATACACAGCGTTAGGGACGACAGTCGCATCGTCCAACGGTGTAGTGCCACCAACAAAGTTACCAGTCCCGGTCGGGTTAACAATGACAAACCCCACCACCGCCTCAGTATCCGGGACCGGGGGAAACTTAACTCCCGCCAGAGTGGTTGCTTCCAACCCCATCCGAGTTACGAACGTGCCCCCCGCAGTCACAGAGAACACATACACGTTGAAGGCGTCAGCAGTGACGGTGCCGCTCAGAGCCGCCAGGTCCCCCGCCGCTTTCGTGGCTAACTGCCCGCCAACCATATACTGGATGACGTTAACAGTCTTGGCCAGCGCGGACGCTCCCGCCTTAATGGCGATAGCACCCGTGGCCAGCAGCACACTCCGCATCGGTCCCAGCGAAGCCCCAAACAGCTTTCGCATTACTTCTCGCCCTGCGTATGGAGGAAGGCTATTAATAGCCTGATTTAGGTTTAGGATACCCATCTAACCTACCCCTTAGTAAGCACCAGTCAGCGCATCGACACCGTGCTCGTACTTGTAGATCCAACCCTGGTTCAGGATCATGGAGACAGTCCAGAACTGCATACCATACAGACCAAACTGGCCCAGCGGGTCGGTCTTGTCAACCTTGTTCGGAGGCAGCAGGATGGGTTTCATCGTGCTGGCCTGAGCCGGGTTGATAGTACCCCACGCCTTCTCCGCAAACACCAACGTTTGGTAAACGTCAACGTGAGTGGAGTCAGCGCTTTTCAGCCCAGTCGTGCCGGTCGCACCCGCGCTCAGGACGGGCTTCAGGTGGGGAGTGGCAATGATGCGGAACTCCTCAACCGACCCGCGCTCGAAGGGATGGAGGGGAGTAGCACCCGCGTACTGCTCCTTCTTCACCCACCCATCCATATCACGGAAGGTGCTAATCGCATCAGTGTTGGTAACCACAATCCAGCCACCCTCCAGCGGGGCCGAGCCTTCGCCAGTCCCCGGCCGAGTGCTGGTAGTCATCATCCCACCAGACCGATCCGCCAACCGGCGAGCGATGATCCGCAGACCGGGGAGCTTCACCACCCCATTCACAGAGGCCCGGCTCACACCACCACCAGCATACAGGACGTTCGTGGTGCTCTGGAGGGCAGAGAAGTTAATCTGCTCTTCCAGCGTGCCACGCCGCTTGCCCAGCTGCTCAGTGATAGCCTCGGGGATATTATCCTCGTGGAACTGGAAGGTCGCATCCGTGAAGGAGTACAACATTCCGTACTGCTTGATGGTGGCACTAACATCCACCTGGGAGATCTGGTCCGGCGAAGGGGTAACACCCTCAGCCAGCATGTGGGAAGTCGCGTAAGCGGCAGCGGCATCGGAAGTGCCGGCAGTCACAAACTCGTTATCCACATCACCAAACGGCAGCCACCGACGGAACACAGCGGTCTTGGAGCTGTGGGCCGGGAGGTTAGTCATCTCCGGCTTGGTGACTGGGAGGGTCTGCACATACGAGGCCTGGGCCAAAATGTCAGCCTTCCACAGCCCAATCCGGGAAGAAACGGTAGAGTATTTATGAACCATGAATTAGACTCCAGTCGGGAAAGGGACGGGGACTTACGGCCTCAGCCAGAAAGCGGCCCCATTGTTTTTCAATCTCTCATTGAGGGCGTCTTGCTCACTCATCGGAGCTGACATTCCCCCACCACCACCAGTCCTGCCGGCATCAACCGCCTTCCGCAGTCCAGCCGCCTTATTAGCTTTTGCCGTCGCTGCCTCAGCAGCCTTGAGAGCTTTCGCCTGCTCAGCCGCCTTGAAAGCATTGAAGGTGGAGATCGCCACTCGCGCATTCTTGCTGCCAAGAGCTGCACCTTCACGGCCCCAGCTCTGCAACAAATCTTGCACCTCCAACGGTTGTGTTTTGAGGAACTCAGCAAACTCCGCAGTGGGTCCGAGCTTGTACGCATCCGGAACAAAGTTTAGCAGGAGTTCGTCCTGCATCTTGTCCCACTGCGAAGCCTCAGCCTGCTGCATCCGTTCATCCAACAGCGGCGAAACCGCAGCCGGGATTTCCATTGTCTGCACTTTGAGTTCCGCCAGCACTTCCGCCAGCGCATCTCCAATCCCTCTATCCAGGTCTCTAATTTTAGCGAGGCCCGGACTCTTTCCGGCATCGAAGGACCACTCCCTAATGCCACTAGCGCGGAGGTCTTTCAGGTCCTTTGCAATCGGGCCGAGCCTCCCCATCACAGACCGTTCAACATGGGTCCGAATGTCGGGCACTTGCTGGGCCAGTTGCAAAGCCTGCAACACCTGATCCTGCGTCAGTTCACCAATGAAGTATTGAGGGGGTTCAACAGCACCTTCTCCACCCAGAGAGGATTCGCCCCCCTCCGCCAGAGATCCGTCAGCAACCATCCCCTCAAACAGACCAGTCGAGCCGATGTCAAGAGGTTCGCCCTCCTGCGCAGCTTCACCAACCTGTCCTAGTCCTTCTTCGTTCACGTTCATTTAACTTGCTCCACTGGGGGCTCTTGGAAGGTCAGAGTCCGCAGTAATTGTGGTTTGTAGTTAGCTGGTTGGGGGCAACGCCGCCTACCATCACCCTTCCCGATCAAATTCATTATCACCGTCATTATGCTCAACATCATCCCCCTGCACCCTTATATCGTCAATCAAACCCCGCATGGCCGCTATTTGTGCCCTAAACCAAAGCGTTTTCCGGGCATCTACCCCCAAATCCATATCCACCACCACCGAGCACTTCCCCACCAACTCCTCAACTCTCCTTTCCAGCTCCCCCAAAATAACCTTCACTCCCGACTGCTGCCGCTCATGTTCCTTCAGTCTCATTTCTTCACCCCCTTCGCAGCTTCCTTCTTCACCTCATTATCCATTTCTTTCTTCTCCTTCTCCATCCCATGCTCAATCGCCTTCATCGGGAGCGTGACTGCCTCCAACTCCTGCTGCGCCACCCTCAAATCAATCCCCTTCTTCTGTGCGTACTGGAGAAGTTCCAACTTCATCTGCAACACCAGCATCTGTTCGTCGTGTGCCCGATCTCTCGCAGCATTCTCCATCGTCGCCTGCGTTTCCAGTGCGTGGGATTGGGCGCGAAGCTGGCCCTGAGTGGTGAGGGCCTGTGCCCGCAGTTGCGCACTCTGCACCGCCGCTTGCGCCTGAGCACTCCCACCATCCCCTTCCTTCGCAGCCGCAGCCATCAGCTCCGACAAATGCTGCTCCCGTTCCGGCGACAACTTCGTCCGCTCCGGGTCAAATTCGTTCCCCTCCAGGTACTTCTCCATTAAGAGGGCCGGGTCCTGTCCGAACACCGGGTTGGTAGCCAGGTTGATTGCCTGTATCAAAGAAGCCGCCTGCACATCCCGCTTAATTTCTGTCGCCGACCCCTCGATGGAGACGGTTACTTCGCCCAGCGGGAGTTCCTCCGCCTTGTACTTTCTGATCCACTTCACGGAGAGGGCAACCGCCGGCCTGAGGATAGAAGCATCGTAGTAGGCTTTGACCCTGCGGGGAAGGTGGGCCGCAGCATTCAACCGCATTTGCCCGCCCCCAACCGACTGCGCCTCAGTGTGTCCCATCACCATATCATCAATGCCGGTGATTTTTTGGAACAACTGGAGGTCCAACTGAATGTTGGCCCGCAACTCAGCCAGGTGAGCCGGAACCTCAATGAACTGGAAGGCGTTCTGGACCGTCTTTATGCCGTCCAGGGAAAATTCCTTGTTCTCGACGAACCAGTCTTTCCCCGGCGACCACTCATACGAACCGTCCATGGGGGTAAGGGCACCTTTCCAGTGAACCCGTTGGGGGACCGAGGCCAGTGCAGAATTGTCATTCAGATTACGGAGGTGAGCGGTGGCGGATCGCTGGATTGGTTCCCCCTCCTCAGCAATACCACGTCCGGCCCAGAACTCCCTCTCGTTAATCCAGCGTTTTCGCCACTTCAACAGGTGGTAAGGAATCTCGTTCTCCAGGGGGGCCGGGCCAACCTTCACCACAGTCTTATTCACCAACGTAACGCAGGCCCACGTTTCTCCCGTCTCATCCCCCTCTGCCGACTCCCACTCAACCCCACTCAACTCCAGCAACAGCCGAGGCACAACCCCGTGGTAATGCCAGAGTTCAAATTCCTTAATGGCGGACATTCCAGCCACTCCCTCAGCTGGCTTCGGCCCCTCCGCAACCACCTCCAGCACAGCGTCCGGCAACCACCCATCCAGCATCGCTTCCGGCTTTCCCTTCTCCATCAACTGCCTTTTGGACATGTAGGAGCGCTCGAACAGGTAGGAGCCGTTACGGATGTCCTCCCCACAGTCCGGAGCCGGGAAAATGTTTTCTACAGCTACAACCCTGAAGCCCGGCTGAATTCCCTTTTCACCCATCATTGGAACCGGCCCCTTCAGCACTCCACTCCCCATCCTGGGCGCATCCTCAAACAGTCGCAGCAGCACATCACGGAACGGGACTGGGCTCTCCGCAAACCAGTCCTTTATTTGCTTTTCGACTGCGGCAATCTCCTCCTGGGAGGTCAGCTTCTGCTGTGTCAGCGCTCCCCGCAACATTTCCACCTGCTCGGGAGGGAGCTTGGCCAGGTAGGCCAGGGCCTCATCCACATCCGTCATGGGGGTGGCCACCAACCCCCACCGCTGCTTTTCCGTTGGGGCTGCCAACTGCAGAATGGCCCACCCCGCAAACTCCACCGCCGGGGCCGTGATGTTGAGGACGGCAGTGCTCCTATTCTGTTTAACCGCTGGAGGCCGCACCATCAGCGTTCCACCAACCCCCTTGCTCCCCGCCGACCCAGCATCGCTGGTGATTTCGTCCTCCCCCGAGAAGGACATGACGCACCACTGCCACGCCTCCTCAATCCCGGAAGCTGCCCGGGCCGAGATGGCCTCAGTCCGCAGCCGGCAGAGATCCCCTGCCAGCTTCTTCATTTGTTCATCCTTAACCAGCAGCACTTCAGCGAGCACTTCTTCCAGCCCGCCTCCCACCATCTCAGCCATATCAATTCCAACACTCAGTCCCGTATCCATCAATAACCCCCAACAGAATCAAATTGCTCAAACCCACCCTTTCGCCCAAAGAAGCGGTCCGGGTCCTGATTCCCTAACCCCCTGGCCGGGAAGTCATCCATCGTTGCGTGATCCAGCTGGACCGGGAGACACGCCAAACAACAGGCATCCGCCTCGTCAGGGCTCGGCCCGGAGGAACGATTGCGGGGGTCTGCCGACATCCTACTCTTAAATTCTTTCTTGTCCTCAATCAGCAGCAGCCGAATGCTCTTGGAGGACCGCCACTCGTAACGGATTGCGGCCCCCATTTCCCAGATGGATTTGTCGTTCGGAATCCGACCCCCGTCCTCCATCCACTTCTTGAAGGTGCTCCACATCAGGGCTCTGGTGTTGAAGTGCTTCCCGTCAGAGAGCCGAGCCTGTGGGTGGATGGGCCTCAACAGCCGCCGGAAGGGGCTCGTCTGCATATGGGCATGGAATTCGTAAGCGACCCCCTCCAGCTCGTACACGATCCCGCCGAGCGGCCCCATGTTTTCTTCCAGCAGCTCCCAGCAGAGGGCTTCCACCTCCCCCGCCAACTGCAGCCCATCCTTCTTGGATAGCTTCCGCAGCTCCCGCATATGAAAGCCTCTTCGGGCACAGATAACGGATTTGTCGTTCCCCATTCGAGCAGCGTCCACCCCAATCTGCCACGACCCCGCTGCCCTAGCATCCACATTCCTCCTACTCCCCTCGAATACGGAGATGGGGATGAAGGTGTCCACAACAGCCTCGTAGGGGTTTCGGTCAATCTCCCTTGCGAAAATGACTGGGTCCGTCATCGGGTCGCTTTTCTTCTGGTCATACCACTTCTGATCCTTCCGTGGGTCACTAGACCAGTCGAACTCGAAAAGGCGGTCCGGGGCCTGCGCTCTCAGCGCCATGCACTGCCGCAAAAAGACGGTAGCCGGCCCGGACTGAGTGCTTCCATTAATCTGGGTGTTGGTGTTCTCGGAGAGGGCACCCTCAGCGGCCATGGGGTATTCGAGTGCTGCGTGTTCGTCCAGGAAGTAAGCGGAGGTACGCCCGCCACGCCCAATTTCTTTTCCGCAGTCCCCTGTGATGGTAGACCCATTGTCCGGGTTTATCATCTTCCCAGCACTACTTCCCTTCGACACACATTTCCCCCGATCCCACCCGATGGGCTGGAATTCTGGAGGCCACCCTTCCACAAACTCAATCAGCTTCGTGAATAGAGCCTTCGGGTTCTTATCGTCGTAGACGTTTCTCTCCAAGTTGGAGCCGAACCCCAAGTCGTTGTTGGCGAAGAAACGCCACCGCCAGGTCGCGTAGCCGCAGCAGCAGTAGGAGAAGCCACAGTCACGAGTCTTATCCACGTTACCCCGGCCGGAACGGCCCTGAGCGGGGGCCAGCACCAGCCCGTGCATCCAGTCCAGCAACTCAATTTGGCGAGGGAACGGCACGAACGGAATGCGAGTGGGTTTGCCGAAGGCGGCCAGGCGAGGGTCCCTCATAATCCCCCAGTCCGTAATGAATTCGATGAAATGGTCATCAGCGTAGAATTGGAGGGCGGCCAAAAACCGTCCGGGGTCCTCCCGCATGAAGGAGAGGCGCTCAGCCCGCTGGGCGAACACCTGACTGTAGTCCGGGTTTTTCCAGTTCCAATCCCAGGGGAGGACCAGCTTAAGGTAGCCCTCCGGGTCCTGGCGCGGGTCCGGGGGGGCTGCCGGAGCCAGGGGGCTGCCGGAATCGTTCACCCTTTCTCTCCCTTCCAGTGGGATTCAACCTTAACGTCCCCCACGTATGGAGGGGAGGTGATGGCAGACCGTGGGTGAGGAGTGAATAGCGAAGTGGGGGCCAGAGTGGCCAACTCCTTCTGGAGAGCCAGGGCCTGTTTCAGCGACATCTTTTCCTGGTGCCCACTCGGCAGTGTTACAAGTATTTCAACCATTGGACTGCTCCGATGGGGGAGCAAGCCTGGCCCCCCGCTGCATCATTTCCGCATACACTTCCTCGGGTGTTTTGTTGGAGGTGCTGACCATGATGGGCGCGCCGTCCGCTCCCGTCACTTCAGTCGTTCTCCGCTCCTTCCACCCGTACCGGACCGGGGCTGTGGTGGCTTCCTCCGCCTCCCACCCGTCAGGGATGTTGTTAATACGGAACATCAGTCCCTTGGTATTGACCCCCATTCTCCCCAGGTAATCTTCGATGGGCATCCGCAACAGGGCCAGCAAGCGGCTGTGAACGAATGCGAACTCGGGGTGCCGGCGAATCCACTGCTGCACTTGACTGTGATTGCCAAACCCCATCCAGAAACAGAAACCCTCCAGGGTGGGCAACATATCCGGGTCGGTTTGCTGCCGCTTTTGGATCATTTCGAAATACTGGATGCCCTTCTCCAGGAATTGTTCCTCAGACTCGTACTTGGGAGGCCGTCCCAAACATTCCCGAATGCTGAATAAGGGGTCCCAATTCTCCGGGAGACTGCCCATGTTAGTTTTCGCGTGTTCCAGTGCCTTTGCTTTCTGGTGGCTAACCACAGCCTTAATATCCCCGTCGTATTGTGCCAACAACTCGGGGGTAATGATAGAAGCTCTCTTAACTCGTGGCATTTTAATAAACTCCAAAGGGGGCCGGGCCAGTGCCGGACCAGAACGTGGTTAATGGGGGTTCCCCCAGCGGAACTCCGTCCTCCAAACAACACTCCTGCGCCGCCTTGGGGGCGAAAGCAGCCGCTGTGAGGTGTTTGCATAGGATGATGCGACGGATTTGTGACTGAGGGACCCCAAATAGGTGGGCCACCAGCGGAACGTAGAGGAGATCCAATTGGGCCACCGCCAACTCAGTGTAGGTTAGTTTGATCTCGATGATGGTGGGGGCCACCAGCCCGGCCCCAACCAACAGGAGATCCGGCTGGGCCATTCCCGGCCCGTGGGCATCGAGGAAGGAGATCCATGGGCCGGCCAACAACGAGGGGCCGAGTGGCTCCAGCGCTTTGGTAACGCGACGCTGGTAGGCCAACCCGGCCCGAGCGGCGGCGGAGGAGCCCCTCCCAGGGGGCTTAGGAATCCTGTTCGTAACCCACTTGGCCCACTGCAGGGAGCTAATTATCCTAGACACTCAGCCCCTCCACCAGCCAACAGCCAGTAACCAACAGCCAGTAACACGCTGCACTTGGCACCTGACACTGGTGGCCCATCACTGCCGGAGGAGGAATGCCCGCAGCTCCCGGAGGGCCGGGCTCTCGTTAGTGCCGCACTCGCTGCGAGCCCGAGCCAGTTCCCGTGCCCGGAGGGTGGCCGGGGTCAGGATGGTGGTCGGGGCCACGCCGAAGGGAGTGCTGGCCGGAGGGTCAGCGACCGCAAACACCCGAGGGGAGAGGGGCTTGTTTAGGGCTGGCATTGTTGGGGCTCCAGTTTGTGGTTGGTTGGGTAAGTGGGTGGCTGGTTGGTTATTGGTTGGTGGTTGGTTGGGCTGGGTGGGGGCAAGGTTGTGGGGGTGTGTTGCCCCCTGTGGTGCTTACTACTTCCCTTCCCAACCCCCTGTGATTTCAGTATCGCCCATTCTCCCCCAAATGTCAAATTTTTACCCCGTTCGGGTTGGCGGGGCCGGCCGGGCCGAACGCTGGGATGGAGTGACTGTGGACACCTAGTATAGAGTTGGTGACACCGGCTGGCTGTTGGTGGCACTGGGTTGGTGGGTGGTTAGTGGCACTTGAAGTTATAATACTTTTGTTCCCACTGAAAGAAAAATAGATAAAAAATTTTCCAGCCACCCTAATATCTAACCCACCCCACAGAACCAAAACGCCCCCCCTCCTCCCAGCCGGGCATAATGCACAGGGAGCGCGGGCCGTTGGCCTAGGCCGCCTCCCTCTACCCAGCGGAGCAGGGGCGACTAGCGCCCACCTAGGCCGATGGCACACGCCGAGAAACCAGGGCGGGCAGTCAAGCAAGTGAGGGGCAAAAATAAATTGTGAAGAAAACTTGCATTGTTGGTGGCAACAACCTAGCATTGACATTACCCCCTAG